GCAAACCTGTGATGTTCGTGCTAGACTCATTAGGTATGCTTTCGACAGAGAAAGAAATTACTGATGCATTAAATGATAAACAAGTAAGAGACATGACCAAATCTCAACTTGTAAAAGGTGCATTCCGAATGCTTACACTTAAACTTGGTCAAGCAAACATTCCACTTATAGTTACCAATCACACCTATGATGTTATCGGATCTTACGTCCCAACTAAAGAAATGGGAGGAGGCAGCGGTCTCAAGTATGCTGCATCTACAATCATCTATCTTACCAAGAAAAAGGAAAAAGACGGAAAAGATGTCATTGGAAATATTATCAAGGCAAAGACTCATAAATCACGTTTAAGTAAAGAGAATCGTGAAGTTGAAGTTCGTCTATACTATGATGAACGTGGACTTGACAAATACTATGGTCTCCTAGAATTGGGAGAGATAGGTGGTCTTTGGAAAAATGTTGCAGGTCGTTATGAAGTAAACGGAAAGAAAGTTTATGGAAAACAAATACTTGCAAACCCAGATGAATACTTTACTGAAGAAGTAATGGAAAAATTAGATGAAATAGCACAACAACATTTCTCATATGGAACGAATTGAAACTACTATACTTCGTAATTTAGTTTATGAAGAGGAGTATTCACGTAAAGTAATTCCATTCATACAACCAGACTATTTTGAGAATCGAACTGAAAAAGTAATATTTGAGGAGATTGCTCAGTTCATTGTGAAATACGGTTCTGCAATTACAATTGAAGCACTGAATATTGAGTTAGATAATCGAACTGATTTAACAGAGGATGAGATAAAAGAAACAAGAGAAATTATAAAAGGTTTTAATGATTTACCTGCTGAATTTGAGTGGTTAGTTGAGTCTACAGAGAAGTGGTGTCGGGATCGTGCAATCTATCTTGCACTTATGGAATCAATACATATAGCAGATGGTAATGATGAGAAAAAGAATCGGGATGCAATACCAACAATACTATCGGATGCTTTAGCAGTATCGTTTGATAATCATATCGGCCACGACTATCTTCAAGACTATGAAGAAAGATACGAATCCTATCACAGGAAAGAAAGTCGAATTCAATTCGACCTTGAATACTTTAATAAGATTACGAAAGGAGGTCTCCCAAACAAAACGCTTAATATCGCACTTGCGGGTACTGGTGTGGGTAAATCTCTGTTTATGTGTCATCTTGCTAGTTCTGTCCTTCTAGAAGGAAAGAATGTTCTGTATATTACTCTTGAGATGGCAGAAGAAAAGATTGCAGAAAGAATTGACGCAAACTTATTAAACGTAGCAATACAAGATATTACAGACTTACCCAAACCAATGTTTGAGAGTAAGGTAAATAGTCTTGCAAAGAAAACACAGGGAACTCTTATAATTAAAGAGTATCCAACTGCGTCTGCACATTCAGGTCACTTTAAGGCATTACTTAATGAACTTGCATTGAAGAAATCCTTTAAACCTGATATAATATTCATAGATTACTTAAACATTTGTGCTAGTTCAAGATATCGTCAAAACACTTCGGTTAATTCGTATTCGTATATTAAAGCTATTGCGGAAGAACTTCGGGGTCTCGCAGTCGAATCCAATCTACCCATTGTATCAGCTACTCAAACGACTCGCTCTGGTTACGGTAGTTCTGATGTTGATCTTACCGATACCTCTGAATCATTTGGCCTTCCTGCAACTGCTGATCTTATGTTCGCTCTTATATCTACTGAAGAACTAGAAGGACTCAATCAAATAATGGTCAAGCAGTTGAAGAATAGATACAATGACCCAACAATCTTTAAGAGATTTGTTGTTGGTATAGACCGTGCAAAGATGAGACTATATGATTGTGAACAAAAAGCACAAGATGATATTCTTGACAACGGTAATGAAGAAGAGTATAATAATGAAGAGAAAACAAAACCAAAAAAATCATTCGCTGAATTTAAATTCTAATGACAAAACAAATTGACTTTAGTAGATACGAACACTTTGTAGATGCAGTAACATCAGACGCATCAAAAGATTTTTTATCGCTATCAGATCGTCTAGTAGAACTAGACCAGAAAGGTGCTAATATTGAAAGACTTATGACCGCATCTGTAGGAATGTCTGCTGAAGCAGGTGAGTTTACAGAGATTGTAAAGAAGATGGTATTTCAAGGCAAACCATATAGTGAAGATAACCGTGAGCATCTAATTATTGAACTTGGAGATATACTTTGGTATGTTGCACAGGCAACTCAAGCACTTGGGGTTTCCTTCAATGATGTCATCGAAACTAACGTAAAGAAGTTGGAAAAAAGATATCCATCTGGTGAGTTTGACGTATTCTTATCAGAGAACAGAGCAGCAGACGACAGATAATAAAGCAAATCTTAAATTTATAATATAATATACCCCCTATGGATTGGGATCTTGAATTGAAAATTGATAAACTAGAGAGTATGATTCATGTTTATGAAGAGCACATAGATGCTCTAGAAAAAGAAAACAAGCAACTTAAAGCACAAGTTGATTTTTTAAAGGAGCAGTTGGCATATAAGACTTTTGGAAAACCGTTAGATTTGGAGGAGGAAGAATGAGTGGCGACGCAGGATTAGAACAACCGATTGTCTTCTACCATAAAAGAATGACAGAGGCAAAAAAAATTTTATTAAGACACAAGGGAATCGAACTAGCATATATGGAAATAAATAGTCGAAAAAGAGATGACCGCAACGACTGGAGATAGAAACTGGAATAAAAATTGGAAAGGTAGAGGAGATCAAAATACTTTTATTAAAGTTAATAGTGCAGTGATATATGAAGAAAATGGTATGAAGTCTGATGCCATTTTAACTAAAGGTCAACCAGTTACGTATATTGACGCACAATCAGATAGTCATTTAAGAGTAGCAATAAGAGTTGGTGAAACAATTTATAAAACAAAAATTGATAATTTAGTAAAACCTGATTCAATTGGAGCAATCGATCTAAAACCTCAATCATTTGGTGTTGTTGGTAGGATATTCACTTTATCAGATTACATAACAACTCTTAAAACAAATATTCAGTCGAGAGACGATATCAAAGGAGAATTAGAAGAATATCTTTTAGATTTAGTAAATTCTGTACAATTTGGTCAGAATGGTATTAGTGGATATGATCTTTCTAAAATTCCAATCGCTACAGTGGAAAAAGATTTTGGAGAAGCTCTAGGACCAATTTATTGTATTAAAAAAGGTTTAGTAAATAAAAATTTAGGAATTACTCAAGCAACTACTATTTTTATTCCATCTTTTGGATCTGAACCATTGGTTGATTATATTTTACGAAATCCATCAGGTATATCTGTAAGGGTATCGGCAAAAGGATCTAAAACCTCTAATACACTAAAACCAAGATTTTTAGTTCCTCCTGTTAGAGAAACACCTGCGTTAGCACAGAGACATTTAAATTCTACAGAGTTCAAAGTATTGGGGTTACTTCATGATTACAGCACAAATGAGGGTGCGATACGTGCTGCTTTATTATTAGGTAAAATAACACAACAAGCTTTTAATTTAATATCTAATTTTGCAAATACAACAATATTATCAGACGATGCAAGACAAGCATTTTCTGATTTGATTAATAGTAATTTAAACACAAAAGGAAGAAAAACAATTAATATGAGACAACTATCAAGATTATGTGAGGGTATAGTTATTAAATACTCACAAGACAAATCTCAAAAGTATACTAAAATAGTAAATGATGTACTAAACAATGATATTGTTATTGTGAAACTTGCTATTACAAATGGACTACCATTCTTTTCCGTTGCACAATCGTATGATGGAAATATCGCAAACATAACTTTAAGAAATAAGAATAGTTTTGTTGTTGGTGGTGAAAAATTAGGATTTCAATTATGAACGATTTAATCGAATCTCTGATAACAGAGTTTAAAAAACAAAAGATTATAAGAGGAAACATATATGACAATTTTATGTTTTTTTCTTATGAAGCATTAGGAGCTGACAAAGATGATAAATATAAGCATACACGAGCGTCTATTCTACATCATATGACGCAGAACAAAACTGAAATCTTATTAAGATTAACTAAAAACTAATGAAATCCTTTTTGCAATTTATATCTGAAAACACTGCAACTCAACAAGCAACTAGACTTGGGTTGGAGGGAGATGGTCATGGCGGTTGGTATAAAGATGGAGAATTTGTAGCAAAGACAGAAAAAGGTAGATTGAAGTTTTATAATAAGAGACAAAAAGCAGGTGGTAAAGATCCAGAGCAGTCAGAGAAAGAAAAGAACTTATCATCACCTAATACGACTGCACCACCAGCAGATCAACAGCAACAACAACAGGCAGCAGTAGAACAAGAACCACAACAGCAAGAAGTACAAAGTCCTGATTTAGCTGCAGGTCCGCCACCAGTTCCCAAAACTAAAGGAACTTTAACACTTGCATTTGGTAGATTTAATCCACCACACGCAGGTCACTTACAACTTATGGATATCGCTGCACAATCAGCAGAGGCAGAAGAAAGTGATTACATTATTGTTCCATCAAGAAGTCAAGACCCAAAGAAAAATCCACTTGATGCAGATACTAAAGTTTCTGTGATGAGACAGATGTTTCCACAACATAGCGAGAGAATTGTAAATGATGGAGCAAATCGAACTATTTTTGATGTATTAAAGAAAGCACATAACGATGGATACACAAACGTAAGAATAGTTGCAGGACAGGATCGTGTAAAAGAATTTGATAAGTTATCACAAAATTATAACGGGCAACTTTATCAGTTTGATAATATGGAAGTAGTATCATCAGGTGATCGTGATCCTGATGCAGAAGGTATGGAAGGTTTATCATCTTCAAGAATGAGAC